ACTAGAGCGTGATAAAATTAATGATGTTCGTAAATGAAAACAATTCCAAATAAAAATATACAAACAAAACTCAGTTTTATCAATAAAGCAAATACAAAAATGAATTTATATCAAGAATACATTTATAAAAGTAGGTATGCTCGTTTTCGTGATGATTTGGGAAGACGGGAGAATTGGGAAGAAACTGTAGATCGCTATATGGGATTTATATTTAAAGATACTAAACTCAACGCCGGTACTGTTTCTGAAGTCAAAAAAGCTATTCTAAATATGGATATAATGCCATCTATGAGAGCTTTGATGACTGCGGGGGCTGCTATGGAACGGGATCAAGTGGCCGGTTATAACTGCTCCTACATCCCCATGAATCACATCAGGGCTTTTGATGAGGTGATGTATATCCTAATGTGTGGGACGGGTGTGGGATTCTCTGTAGAAAGACAAGAGATTGCCCTTCTTCCCGCCGTTTCTGAAGAAATGTACCCCTCAGAATCCATTATAAAGGTTCGAGATAGTCGTGTAGGATGGGCCTCCGCCTTCCGAGAGCTCATCAGCCTACTATATGCTGGGAAAGTACCTAAGTGGGATATAAGTGAACTACGGCCTGCTGGAGCCCGTTTAAAGACCTTTGGGGGGCGTTCAAGTGGGCCAGAACCTCTAGAAGATCTATTTCGATTCTGTATCGCCGTATTTAAAGAGGCTGTTGGACGCAAACTCAACTCTTTGGAGGTTCATGATGTTGTTTGTAAAATTGCTGATGTTGTTGTTGTTGGAGGTGTTCGTCGCTCTGCCCTTATATCTCTTAGCAATCTCACTGACGATCGTCTCAGGAACGCTAAAATGGGTCAGTGGTGGGTTGACGAAGGTCAGAGAGGCCTTGCAAACAATTCAGTAGCATACACAGAAAAGCCCGACATGGGCATATTTATGAAGGAGTGGGAGAGTCTTTATGCTAGTAAATCTGGGGAAAGAGGGATTTTTAATAGGAATGCAGCAACTCGGCAACGTGCTAGATCTGGGAGATCAGACATTTCGTTTAGTTACGGAACGAATCCTTGTGGAGAAATTATCCTACGACCAAATGGATTCTGCAACCTTTCAGAAGTTGTGGTCAGACCTACAGACACTACTGAAACCATTAAGCAAAAAGTTGGACTTGCTACAATCATCGGAACTGTTCAAAGTACTTTCACAGACTTCCGATATCTTAGATCCGTCTGGAAACGGAATGCTGAGGAAGAGCGACTCCTCGGAGTCTCCCTCACAGGAATCACCGATAATTCTATCTTAACTGATCCTACTTGTGATCATTTCTTAGAGGAGTTACGGAATTATGCTATCGAAGTTAATAAGAAGACTGCGGATATTCTTGGTATTTCTGCAAGCTGTGCTATTACTTGCGTTAAACCCAGCGGAACTGTTAGTCAACTTGTAGGATCTAGTAGTGGGATTCATCCTAGCTACTCTGATTATTACATTAGAACTGTGAGGGGGGATAGTAAAGACCCTTTAACTGCGTTTATGATATCTTCGGGAGTTCCACATGAGCCGGATGTAACTAAACCAAACTCTACTGTGGTATTTAGTTTCCCAACGAAAGCTCCGGCAGGTTCCATTAAACGGTATGATATGGACGCTATGCAGCAATTAGCCCTGTATCTTAGTTATAAGAATGGTTGGTGCGAGCATAATCCCTCTATTACAGTCTATGTAAAAGAGCATGAGTGGATGAAAGTGGGTGCATGGGTATTTGATAACTTTGATGATCTTGTAGGAGTGTCTTTCTTACCGCACTCAGACCATTCCTATAGACAGGCCCCCTATCAAGAGATAACAGAGGAGGAGTATTTTAGTTTATTGGAGGAATTCCCAACAAGCATTAATTGGGGAAATTTTACTGAAAGTTTAGATAATACAATAGGCAGTCAGGAATTGGCCTGTGTTTCTGGTAGTTGCGACATAATTTAGTTTTATCAATGATGTACTTAGGGGCCCTCCGGGGCCCCTTTTTTATTCTATTACATTGCTTGGAACTTTATTACTTCGCCGCCCATTGCCTTGGCTTGGTCTGTATTAATGGGTATTTCCATGCGGTTTAAAGTAGCGGCAAGCTTCTCAGCGCCTTCTACTGAAACGCCCTCACCATTCAATTTAGAGCAGGTCTCTACAGAGGCTTGTTTACCTTTAATGTCATCATTACGATAAACGAAAATACAAGTATCGTGTACACGCACAGCACACCATCCAAACGTGTGGCCAAGAATTTGATTCATATCTTGCTGACTGCCCATGTATATAATAGAACAAGAAGCATCTACTCGTGCAGGTGAAAAGTGTTTTCCTATAGCGATTAAATCACCAGCATATGCCGTTGAACTAAAGAACAACACAGCCAATAATAATTTCTTCATTCGTTTGTTTCCTTTAGAAGTATTTTCATTTAATAGATTCTTCAGACTTAACCCAGTTCTGCAATTGTACTAGTTGGTCTGTGGTTTCAACACACTGTTCAATAAGGGCTGTGTAGGGGGAGCCTTCATTAGTGCCGGCGGGGGCGACGGGAAGGGAGGGCACTGAACCGCTACTGGGGTTGTGCTGCACCCGTTTAGCAAAATAAGCCCGAATAACGGCAATATCATGTTGGTACGCATCATTAATTTCCTTTGTAGTTTGAATACTTTCTTCTTCTTTGGCTTTAATTGCAGCCTTCTGTACATCTCCTGCGGCTTGTACTTTCTCTTTAAAAAGATCAAACCTGCTGGCTTCAAATTCATATCCGCCAACTGCTCCCATAAAAAGAGCAATCAGCCCAATTCCCAACGTCCAGTATATATTAAACACCTAGTTCTCCCATACATCTAGCGTATTCTTCGTGCCTACGCTTGGTTAATCCTGCAAGTTTTCTTCCTTTAAATACGTCCCAATTCAGTATTTCCTTGCACGCTTCTTCATAATGCTGCTCATTAAGTTTCTTAATTAAAGTAGAATGACAGAAAGCACCAGGGCCTATATTATAAGCAAGGTCTACATAGGCATCATATTCATTTTGATTTAAAGGAACATTAATACACTTCTTTATAGCCTTCTCATACGTATCTACATCCTTACGGGTAGCCTTCAATGCAGCTATGGGGGTAGTGTGTTGCCCTATCTTAACTCCTTGGGTTGTACCAAACCCTATAGTAGGCACATCACCCTTAACAGGAATATAGGCATGGTCTGAATAACCCTCACTGGTAACAAGGGCAATGAAGGCCGTAGCACTGAAGGCTAAAGCAGCTACCTTATTACGATTACTTGTTAGCAATGCCATCAGTAGTATCCATGCGAAGTAAGACTATTAAAATACCAAGGACACAGCCTACAATTCCTTGGATGAATGGTGTAACAGGAAACTCATAAACGATTCCCTGCACGAATGATAAGCAGGTAATTACAATACCCATGATAATGGTTCTTGATTTAAATGCTTTTTTTAGATATTCCCAACTCATTTTATTTACCAAGTGATGGCGTTCACTGCGTCTATGGTGGTTGCTGCGTTAATCAAAGCCTTCTGCGCCCAACTGTGTGCATAAAGGGTATTCGTGTTTTGTAGTGCTAACCCCCCAAGAGCAACCAGGTCAGCTTGAGCAAAAGGGACATTGATATTGTTTGAAGTTCTCCATACGAAGCCGGTGGGTAATGGAATCCCGGCTCCTACTGCAACCACCGCACTGGTAATTAGTCCTGAACTTACCCGGTCAACCTGGTAGGAATTTCCGTTGTAAGTCACGGTGCTGCTTGCTATGACTATTTCAAGCTGTGCGTCAATATAAGAACTTCGCGCCGTCTGAGCATCAGTCAAAGCATTGGCAGGAATTACCCAAGTCTTTGTAGGCCAGTCGAAGGTGTAATAACTGGCTGGTTGTGCTGGTATATCAACCAGAACTCCATTGGCAACGTACTGATTGCGCGCGTTATTGCCCGGTATGTCTAGGTAGAGGGTACAACTCGTGGGAGGAATCAGCAGGCCTTCGTTCCCTTCTTGCACAGTCCCATGCCCTACAATGCGCCCATTAGAATCAGTGAATACATAGTACCTCATCGTTTTCCCGCCGTGGCTGTTGAGTAGGTCTCACTATAACTCAAGTACATATTGATACCATAAGTATAAAGTATTTGATACATTATTGAGATTGTATGGGTGCCATTACCAATAAGAACAAATGCGACGGAGTCAACGGTTTCGGTAGCTAGACCATTAGTTTGTTCTTGAACGCTACCAACAACTACACCATCAACTTGTATTTGAACCTGGAAATCCCAAGGGCCTACGTGTACTCCTCCCAGTGTAGTAACTACGCCCATACGGGAGGATTGATATATAATCACACCACAAGTTTCAGAAGGGCCAAGACCAGCAATAGTCAAATAATAGGTTAGAAACGAGGTATTAGTGGGAGTAACCGCAGCGGAGCCAGTTGTAGACGAACCGTACACAGGAACGGTTACAGCATTTCCAGCAATTTGTAGTGTATTTACCGCCGCATTATCTATTACAGCAGAAGCAGCCGTAATAGTACCAGCAGCTATATTACCGGCTGTGATTGTACCAGCAGCTATATTACCGGCTGTGATTGTACCAGCAGCTATATTACCGCCAACAATGGTATTTGCAGCAATTTGGGTAGAGGTGATAGACCCTGCAGCAATTTGGCTCGCTGTGATAGTATTTGCAGCAATTTGGCTCGCTGTGATAGTATTTG